TTACTCCTGAGGCAGATGCTGTTCTGTCTACTACAGGTGTAGCGGGTACAACAGCACTAGGTACTGCCATAGGTAAGGGTGGTTCAACTAATATACCTACAGGCTTAGAGGCTACAGGTACAGCTGGCTCACTTACTATTGTAGGTAAGTGTATTGAAGTTCTACCAACGCTAGTAGGCACTACTTCTCTCAACACAGTTATACCAGACTGTCAGGCAGTAGTATTACCTGTGGGAGTACAGGGTACATTCACTGTAGGGGATGAGACTATTGATGCGGTACAGTTTGACTATGAGTCAATCAAAGATAATTATAGCAGAGATCGTACTGCTTACATAGGTGAGTTTAGCACACTAGGTAACACAGCGTATGTACGTGCAGCATAGGAATAATAATAATGTCTCTTAAATGGCCTAACAAAGATCCTGATGAAATACTAGACTATAGCATTGACTGGTCACGATTCCTTAGTGGTGCAACACTTAGTAGTGTTACTTGGTTTGTTGATGACGCTGATGGTGTGAAGACTCAGCTTATCCCTAGTGGACAGCTTGTCAAAGGCATTCAGCTTATCTCTGCTACCAATACAGACAAAGTAGCAACTGCACGTTTAGGCTCTGGTGATAATAATATAGAGTATCAGTTCTACTGCCGTATAGCCGACACAAATGGATTAGTAGTAGAACGTAAGGTTCGTTTACGTGTAAGGAATAAGTAATGGCATATAACTATTTAGGGCTAGTAAACGAAGTAAATCGCAGACTTAACGAAGTAGAGCTATCAAGTTCTAACTTTGATACTGCTGCAGGTTTCTATAGTTCAGCTAAGGATTCTGTAAATGCCTCACTAAGACATATCAACCATGAAGAATACAACTGGCCTTGGAATCACATCCTAGAGGAAGAGACCCTTACTCCTGGTGTAACACGTTATGATTATCCTAGTGATGCTAAACTGATTGACATGAATAGCTTTCGTATCAAGAAAGATGACTCATTAAATGTAAGCACTACCAAACTTAAATCAATGGACTACCAAGATTACCTTGACAACTACGTTGATTATGAGTATAACACTGGTAGCGACTTACAAGATCTTCCTCGTCATGTTTCACGAGCACCAAGCCAAGAGTTTCTCATAATTCCTACGCCAGACAAAGCATATAAAATAGTATATGAGTATTATCGCAATCAAGTATCACTTGAGTTGTATGATGATGTACCTAACGTCCCTCTTGAGTTTAAGCATACTATTGTAGATGGTGCTATGTTCTACGCTTATCAGTTTCGTGGGGATACACAGGCATCTCAGATTGCACAAGGTAAGTTTGAATCAGGTATTAAGTACATGCGTAGTTTGTACATCAACCGTTATGACTATATACGTTCTACAGTTATTACACGTAATAAACCTAGCCTAAGAGTATCATAATAATGGCTACACAGTGGCAAACATTTCCTATGCCTTTTAATGGTGGTTTGATTACAAACATCAGCCCTCTGCAACAAGGTATTAATAATGTAGGTTCAGCATTTCAACTGCAGAACTTTGAGCCTTCACTTGATGGAGGTTATCGTAAGCTAGCAGGTTACACAAAGTTTATTGATGCGCAGCTGCCTGGTTCAGGCCCAGTACAGGGCATAGCTATTGTACAGCAGGACACCAATGAGAAAGTTATTGCTGCACGTAATGGTATTTACTACATTACTAACGCTACTGATAGTACCCCTACTTGGACATCCCTAGCCACAGCACCTAACACAAGCTTTGCTAAGGTACGACAAGCACGTTACAACTTTAACAATACCTATCAGATCTGTTTCGTTGATGGTATTAACTTTCCTGCCTACTTTGATCGTACAGCTGGCACATTGACTTATATGACAAGCTCAGCAACTAATGATGCTGCAGAAGGAGCTAGTCATGTTTGTATGTTTAAGAGCACCCTTTTCTTTGGTGTAGGTACAGAACTAGTATTTACTGCTCCGTACAGTTCTGATGATCTATCCCCATCTAACGGTGCAGGGAGTATTAGTATTGGGTCTGAGATTACAGGCTTAGTTGTCTTTCGTGATCAGCTTATCGTCTTTGCTGTAGATAAGATCATGCGTATCACTGGCACTAGCTCTGCAGACTTCTCAATGAGTGCTGTAACAGAAGACTTGGGTTGCTTGAGTGCTGACACTATCCAAGAGGTAGGCGCTGACATTATGTTCCTTGGCCCTGATGGCTTAAGAACCCTTAGCTCTACAGACCGTATTGGTGACTTTGGTATTGATGTTGCATCCAAGAACATTAGACCTACAGTAGGTAAACTACAGGACTATGCTGCCAGTTTTTGCAGTACAGTCATTAGAGGCAAGGCACAATACCGTCTATTTGCTTATGTAGAGGGTGAGCAGTCTAAGATTGCTAAGGGTGTGTTAGGTACTAAGTTTGTAGATCAGGGCGGTCAAGGCTTTCAGTGGGCTGAAATAAAAGGCTTTAAAGTATATGTAGCTGACTCTCAGTTCATAGGTGAAGATGAGTATCGTGTGTTTGCTAACAATGATGGCTATGTTTATAACATGGATTCAGGTACAAGTTTAGATGGCAATAACATTGATGCTATCTATGAATCACCTTATATGCCTATTAATGATCCACAAGTACGTAAGACATTCTATAAGTTAGACTTTTATATTAAACCTTTTGGTGCTATAAACATAAAAGCAGGTATTAGGTTTAATCAAAACAAGACAGGCTATATACAGCCTTCTACCTTTAATATTACACAAACAGGTGGTGATACTGGTATATACAGTGACAACACAACTAAGTTTGGTAGCGCTGTGTTTGGTGCGCCACGCACACAAAGTTACATCAATCAAGTAGTAGGATCAGGTGAGACTATAGCAATCCGCATCGAAGATAAGAGTTCTGATGCTTCATTTTTATTAGATACAGCAATCTTTGAGTTTGCTACAGAAGACAGGCAGTAAGGAAAGCTGATGGGTACAGGATACGTAAGAACAGACACAGCCAACAACATATCTAATGGTAATGTTATTGATGCTGATGACTTAGATAACGAGTTTAACGGTGTAGAAGCTGCATTTAACTCTGGTTCGGGCCACACACACGATGGTACGTCTTCTGAGGGTGCTCCTATTACTGTAGTAGGCCCAGCTCAGGATATTGTTGTTACAACTACTGTAATGCGTCCCAAGACTACTAACGTTCTTAGTTTAGGCTCAGACGCAGTTCGCTACAAGGACATCTTCTTAGAAGGTAATGCTGACGTAGATGGCACCATAAACGTAGAGGGTGCTGCTACACTACAGGATACCCTAGCTGTAACAAGTAACGCTACTATTGGTGGTAACCTCACTGTAACTGGCGATGCTACTATCGCAGGTAACCTTACCTTTGGTGATGCAGCTACTGACACTGTTAGCTTTGCTGCTGATGTAGGCTCTAATGTACTGCCTTCTGCAGATGATACGTATGACTTAGGTGCTGTAGGTGCTGAGTGGCGTAACCTATACATTGATGGTACAGCCAACATTGACACTGCTGCAGTAGACATTGCTAATGTAGGTACATTGAGTGTATCAGGCAACGGTACAGTCACAGGTGACCTTACTGTAAATGGTACTATCAATGCTTCTATTAGCGGTGTTGCTGGTACAGCGGATGCACTTACTACAGCACGTACTATAGCCCTAGGCGGTGATGTATCAGGTGCCGCTAACTTTGATGGCTCATCTAATATTACCATTACTACAGTTATTGCTGATGATAGTCACAACCACACTATTGCTAACATTGACGGTCTTCAGGCTGAGTTAGACTCCAAGTCTGCTACCTTGAGTGACTTGGGTGTTACAGCGAACATAGCAGAACTAAACATCCTAGACGGTGTTGTTGCTACAACAGCTGAACTGAACACACTAGACGGTATCACTGCTACAACAGCTGAACTAAACTTTGTGGATGGAGTAACATCAAACATCCAGACACAACTTGATGCAAAACTTTCTAGTGTAGACCTAAGTTCTTACACAGGTGATGTTGACATTGATGGCGAACTTGTGGTAACATCCTATAACGAAACATACCAAGCTGTTTCTTCATCAGGTGGTAGCACAACGATTAACTGTGAAGCAGGTAACGTATTTAGTAACACACTAAGTGAGAACACTACGTTCACCTTTAGCAATCCTCCTTCAAGCGGTACAGCATATGGTTTCTCTTTGAAGATTACACAGGATGCTAGTGCTAGTGGCTATACTGTTACATGGCCCACAAGTGTAGACTGGCCTGCGGCTGATAAGTATGCAGCATCAGGTGCGCCTCAACTAACTAGCACTGCGTCTGCTGAGGACCAGTTTGTGTTCTACACTTATAATGGTGGCACTACTTGGTACGGTTTTACAGTAGGGTTAAACTTAGGATAATATAGAATGAGCAATATTAAAAAGCTAATGATGTCTTCTGCTGGTGGTAAAGCTGGCGCAGATATAAGTGATATATTTTCCACTTATACATACGAAGGGAATGGAAACCAAATATCTGCCGCTGGTTCTAGCCGCAAAGAAATATTAGAAGATTTTCAGATCAGTGACAGGATAGTTGTTAATAGTTTTTCTAATGATACAAGTAAAGAAGATATCTATACAACGACAGGAACCTACTCATGGACTTGTCCAGCAGGAGTTACGTCTGTTTGCGTTGTTTGTGTAGGTGGCGGCGCTGGAAATGCAGGTGGTGGTGCAAAGGCAGGTGGCGGTGGACTAGGTTGGAAAAACGATATTCCAGTAACGCCCGGAAATAGCTACACAGTTGTTGTTGGTCGTGCAGGGCCAAACGGTTGGCAAGGTGGCGGCGGTTTAAACAACGGTGGTGATAGCTACTTTATTAATACAAGCACTGTCGCAGGTTTTGGTGGCAAAGGCTACGGGTCAGGTGATCAAGGCGGTGGCTTTGTAGGTGGCGGTGGTGGATCAGGTGGTAAAGGAACCTATAATACGGGTGGTGGTGCAGGAGGCTATCTAGGAAACGGCGGCTACGGCAGAGAACACCAAAACGGTTGTAACCAAACAGGAAAAGGTGGTGCAGGTAGTGGCGCACCTACTTGGGCATCAGGACAAAATGGTGGGGGTGTAGGTATCTATGGTGCAGGTGAATCAGGTACAACATCGTCGCCTTACCACGGTAGCGTTGGGAATGGTGCTCCATCAACAGCTTATGGTGGGGGAGAAGGTAGCAGTAATGGTGCTGGCGGTGGTGCAGTAAGAATAATATGGGGTTCAGGTAGAAAGTTTCCTTTTGCAGCGGGCTATCAATCAGAGCAAATACCCGGAACAGATTCTATGGTATGGCTTAAATCTAGGGATAGCTCATCAAGAGATCACTATTTAGCCCATACAGAGGATGGTTTTTTCGCACCGGGTGTCTACCCAAACCAAAACTATGCAGGAACTATATACGCTGACTTTTTAAATGCTAAAAGTTCTGGTGGTGTTGATATTATGCACAGCACTACAGCAAGTCAAAACCAGAACCAAACAAACGAAGATTACGTTGCTTGGTCATTTAAAAAGCAAGAAAAGTTTTTTGATATCGTGACGTATACGGGGAATGGTGCTCAAGGACGAGCAATAAACCATAATCTTAACAGCGTTCCGGGCTTCATCGTAGTTAAAAAGACAAACGGATCGGGTAATTGGCCTGTATATCACAGGGGTATGACTTCTGCTTTATATGGGATGCAGCTTAACACAAGTAACGATCAGTTTGATGCTGACTCATATTGGGATAGCACAGACCCAACGGCCTCCGTGTTTACTGTAGGAAACAATGCCGATGTAAACGCCTCTGGAAGCAAGTATGTCGCTTACCTATTCGCCCACAACGATGGTGACGGTGAGTTCGGCCCGGATAGTGACCAAGACATTATCAAGTGTGGGAGTTATACTGGCGCAGGTCATAGTGGAGTAACTATTAACTTGGGGTTTGAACCTCAGTTTGTGATTATTAAAAAGACGAACGCCTCCGCCCTTTGGACAGTTATAGACACCATGAGGGGGATGCCTAGTGGAAGTAATTCTAATGTTTTGTATCCTAACACCTCTCAAGCAGAGGCTGACCCACAGAGTAATGCGAAAGTTTACCCTACTCCTACAGGCCTTTACATTGAAGATGACGCCACTGAGTTAAACACTAACAACGGCAGCTACATCTACATGGCAATCCGCCGTGGCTCTCTGTTTCCGCCAAAGGATGCGACTGAGGTGTTTGCTATTGATACGGGTGCAGGTACAGGTGTTCCAATGTTTGGTTCTGGCTTTCCTGTTGATTTTGCGATGGGGGCGCTGCCTTACACTAGTGCTCACGACAAGCGAATGTCAGCACGTCTTGCTGGCATTGGCTACGGAAACGTAGAAAATTCTCCATGGTATACTGACAGCAATATGAAGTGGGATCATATGGAGGGCTACTATGATGTAGCTTCCAATCAATCTACTTGGATCAGCTGGATGTGGAAACGTGCGCCGGGCTATTTCGATGTGGTGGCTTATGAGGGTAACGGAACAAACCCTCATAATATAAGTCACAACCTTAGTGTCGCACCTGAGATGATGTGGGTGAAGCGCAGGGATAGCTCTGGGAATTGGGAAGTTTACTATGACACAGGTAATCCGGGTACAAACAATGGATTAGGTCTTCTTAGGCTTAACAGTACGGGAACTGACCTTAACGGTACTTTTGTGTGGGGGAATACTCACCCTACAGATAGTGTTTTTACTGTGGGTTCTAATGGTACTAACCGATCTGGCGCAGACTTCATAGCCTACCTATTCGCAAGCGCACCCGGTGTGTCGAAGGTGGGGAGCTTTAGTCATACATACGGAGGTACTACCAACGTAGATTGTGGCTTTACGTCAGGCGCTAGGTTTGTGCTATGGAAGCGTACAGATGGTACTCGCCATTGGGAGTTATTTGATACTACCCGAGGCATTGTGGCAGGTAATGACGCATACTTACGTCTAAGCGATAGTAGCGCACAAACCTCTGGTGACTACATAGACCCATACAGCGCAGGATTTAGTGTAGGTTCTTCACTAGGCACTGGTGAGTTTATCTTCTACGCAATCGCATAACCGCATACGCAATATAATCAAGGTCATACAAGGAGTATCAACTAATGACTGAATATCGTGATCGCACAACTGGTGAGCTTAAATCTCAAGGCCAGTTACGCAAAGAAAACCCTAACATGTCCATGCCTAAAGTGTGGGGAGCTAATGTGTTTGACGCACTTAATGTTGACCCTGTGCTTCGTGCGCCTCAGCCTACAGATGGCATTGGTGCATATCAATCAGTACGCCGTAATGGTGTAGTGCAGGATGCGCTAAACAACTGGGTTGAGGCATGGGAAGTTGCTGACATGTTCAGTGACACAACAGAGGATGGTGTAACAACCACTAAGGCTGAACATGAGGCAGCATATCAGCAACAGCTAGACGATAGTGCAGCAGAACGTAACCGCTCACAGCGTGATACACTTATTGCTGAGACAGATTGGTGGGCATCATCTGACT